GCTTAGCTAGAGCCACGCCGTCCTCAGGTGGAGTAGAGTATGCAACTGGAATGTTCGGGTTGTTGAGCTTGTTTGCATTCGGATCATTAGAAGGCAGCCAGCCAACAACAGCACGAATCTCATTACCTGTAGCAACTTCATTACGGCGGAACTTGTCGACGATCTCAGCCAGCTTCTCAACAGTCACAAGCTTGAATGGATCGCGAAGGAACTTGATCCACTGTCCTTGTGTGATAGCCGTGTTCGTCAGGAAAGTCCTGATCATAGCTTCAGTGATAGCCGAAAGTATAGGCTCGACTGTCCGGTTGAAATAGTTGATCATCGTAGCTTCGTTGGCTGTTCCGTCCATGACAGTTTCGGTAATACCGAGCTGCGCATACAACACGTTGGTCAGATACGTAACCTGTTCCATCAAGTTATTTGTAGCTGGACGGTTAAGCTGGACGATCTTCTCCGTGCCATCAGTGTAAGCAATACCGTATTGTGAGCCCTTCAGCTGGAACTCAATCTCCTTGAGCCGCTTCTGAGCTTCAACTCTTCGAGTTTCTGTTTTGATCACATAAGGTAGCTGAATAATGAGATCCAGGTTTCCAGATGCGCTCTGCTCATCAACAGAATCAAGCAAGCTTAGTTTCCTAAGCAACCGCTGAAGAGTAGAACTCGAATCATTCATGACCGTATAAAGAGGATTCTCTATAATAGCGACCATGTTTTTAGGCACGATGATGTCTTGTTGTATGCCAACATCTGGCTGATCGTTATATACGCGAACACGAACGTGTCGTGGATACCATTGCATTACCTGGCCGACACGCATACTGTTAACGTCATAACCACCGGTTTGAAGAGGGTTGAGAGTAGTATCAACCGGAACAACAGCCGCAACGCCCCAGTCAAAGAGCGACTGTACTAGATCTTGTACGAATTGCCGTGGTCCTTGATCAAGATTTGGCTGAACAGTCAGGCAGAAGTTCAATCCTGACTGCATATCTTCTTTATACAAACGCTGATCATCAAGTCGCACATGGCGAATAGGAACCGCAGCAACGTCCATACCAATCCGGTTATAGATCGCTGGGACGATCGTCTTAGCACTAGCGAAACGGTATCGCGTTCGCTCTGGCCTGCTAGTAGTCGACAAACCAAGACTGCTCGGATCAACAGATCCTGCTTCTTGCGTGTCGAAAACATTCCAGGCATGATAGAGTCTTTTTGCGCGATCCGTCCATCTACCCATACGTTACTCTTCCCTCCTTCCCGTGTTATGGGCTGAATTACTCAAACGATTCTTTATTAAGTTTATAAGCAACGTAAGCATCCATCATAGCTGCGACATTGTCTATCTTTTGCTCCTGTCTCCGCTTAAGAAGCTTACGGTTACCGTTTGTATCCTCTAGGGTGATCGCATTACCCATAGCGAACATCATCAGTTCTTGATCGAACTCTAGTGCTCGCACGCTGGCGTATGCTTTTAGTTCGCCTAGAGGAACCGATTCGGTTCTGGCGCCCTGAATGACTTTTTCAATGCCGAACGGGCCGTTTTCACTTTCCCATCGCTGAACAAACTCTTTAGCGTTATATGGGTCATAACCAAAAGCACGAACATCGTATTCGTTGTCCAAAATATGACGATCTACATCTTCATATACTTCCATCATATCAAGAACCGCGCCCTCGAGAACATGCAAACTGCCCTCGCGAATAAAGTCCTCATACTTTTGGCGCATCGCGCCGGGAAGTCTGGACATAGTAAGACTGGAAATATAACTTCGTGTCTTTACACCAAATCCTTCATTGCTGAGCGGGAACAAGAATGTAAATGCACAGAAGTCATCGCCCTGCGACAAGTCAGCACCAAGAGAACAAGGCATCTTCCAGAAATCACGACGTCGATGTGGAATCGTTTCTTCATACGTGAAGAAGTATGTATATCCTTCCATTGGAATACCGAACCGCTTAGCTAGAATATCGTTTCGTGCAGCAGGTGCCATCTCTGCTCGTTCGACATCTAGCGAATATGTTTCATAAGTTACAGTCTTTCCAAGATTGGGATTAGCTTTCAGCCAAGTCTCCGGCTGACCGACTTCTTCTAGTTCATCTAGTTTATAGTGCCAGATAGAAACATGCGGATTGACATAATCGCCTTTCAGAATATCCTGAAGTTCTAGCTTGATTGTATCGCCCGAACCATTCCGGACAGTACCTTCCGAGCTAGTTGCAACTATGACATAGTCATCGAGTTTAGATGCGCCTTGTTCGAGTGCACCGATAACATCTTCACGTGTATCGCCAGACAGCCATTCATCGATTGTCGAAACCTTAGGTCTTAGACCCTGTAGTTTTGCAATCGCCATAGGCCGGACTTCTAGAATAGAGCCCGTAAGGAAATTCTCAATTCCTTTTTTCGTTGAAGCAAGCTTGACACGAAGTGCCCGGGACCCAGTCGTGTTCTGCAGTGATCCTTCAGTAAGAAATTGAAATAGAGGTCCGCGAGCCCGGGTGATTGCCGTCCTGAATGGAGACATTACCTCTTCTGCTTGCTTCATTGTCGGGGCTGTTGTGATCTGGTGTGTAGTGGTTGTGTCTACATTCAGGAAATATGACTGAATGCATTCAGCATACATCGACTTAGCTGCACCACGAGCAACGATCAAGTATTGCTTATTTACCAATCGCTTGAGTATCCTCTTGCGCTGGTAAATTCCGCCAAATCCTTCTGTGTTCGGCACATAGACTGTGCGATCAACGTAATAGAACCATGCAAGCAAAGCTTCAGCCCAAAGTTTGAAGCTATCCAGCAAATGGAAATCGCTTCCGTCTGTAAGTGTAAGCTCGTCCTCGCAGTAGGCGATGAATCCGTCGATCGCAGCATCATCATAATAAAAGTGCGGATTAGCAATAAGCTCGTCGATTCGGTTCATCTCCATAGAGACTTCCCGGCAGACCGGAATTTCTCCTCGGAGCACCGCGTCACGGAACGCTCCGTAATACTTAGGAACGGCCGTATTCGACAGAGCCACCGCTCACCTTCTTTCTACCAATAGATCCACTGCAAAGTTGGAGCCACCGAATAGGTGATGGCTACAGTCGCATTAGGACGCAAAGTCACACGACCTGAAGTGACCCCGGTGAGAGTCACGCCGTTCTTCTTGACCACAGTCACCGTGCCGCTAGTAATATTGACTTCTACCGGATAGCCGGAAGTGTTCTCCATTGCCACCGTCGAGGATGCGAGAGCGGGCGCATCAGCCCACGTACCAGTGGGTGCACCAGCATGAAGTTCCTGATCCAGAGCCTGCACTTCGTCAGAAGTAAGAGCGGCAAGCGTCTCACTAAGTTCTTGTGCGTCTACCATTGCACAAATCGCCTTCCTTTATGCCATTTTGACGTAATGATCATTATGCTGCATGCTTGCCAGCATAAGTCTTGAAACCCTGCTTGACTAGCCACTCAGCACCTTTAGGACCGTACTTAAGAATGGCTTGCTTGCCTTGTTCTTTGGCAAACTGCTCAATGAACTTCTGGCCTTCGCTCTTGTGTCCGCCAGTAAGCCTGGCATAGTCAGACTCGAGCTGATTTCGCTGATTCAGTGCTCTGAGATCATTATTACCAAGGGCTGAAAGTCCATGCTTCTTGATCGTTTCCTGAGCAATTCGTGCTCTGGTTACATCTACATGGACTGGATGTGAAGAGCTACCTCCACGACCTCCAAAGACATGTTCGCCCCACTTCATGCCTTTACGGCCAAAATGCGCAATGACATTCTGGTCGACCTGCAGCTCACTCATCTTCGTACGGCCGAAGTATGCCATAAACTCTTCAGCTTCGGAATGCTTCAGCGAACCATCTGAATTCCAGGTATCTGGAATCTTGCTTGACAAGTTTAGAGCTTTCGCTCTGTCAATAATGTGGCGGCGAACCGCATTCCGGCGAGCAACTTCGCTCTCGTCATTCGTTGGCTGTGCACGGCCTACCGCATGAATTGCATCATCCAATTCTTGCGCATCCCTGACATAGAACGAACCATCAGGCATTGCCACACCAGACTTAGCCAGAATGCGGCGCTGCTTAGCATTTGGTACAGGAAGCACCAGTCACCTCCTTTCTCAGCTCGTGTCGAACCAGACACTTCCGTCAGGAACAGAACCTAGTGTAATCACAGGATCCTGCGGACCGACGTAATTGATTGCGCCCGGTTCAACTGCATAATCACTTCCATTAAATAGTGCGTTTGCACCACTTGTACCCGGAGGACCAGTTGGGCCTGGATCTCCTGGAGGGCCTTTAATATCTCCTACGAGAATTCTTCCAGACATGATTCTCCCTACACCGACGCATAAAGATCGTGCAATGTTTGAACATAAGTTCCACTAGTGTTGAATATTTCCGCATTTGGGTATTGTGCGGTCGGTCCCCACCATGTCATGAATATGCACATATTATGCGAGCGAGCTATGTTGAACGCATCAACAAACCACTGATTCCATTCAGCTGCGGTCGCAGCTTTTTCATCATTACTTTCAATGATAGCCATTACCGCATTAGGACCTGCAACTTTTTGAATAGCAGCGATGTTTGGGCTATATCGGGTTAGAGCAGTTACGTGGCTAACTCCTCCGTAACCATCCATGCCGTACCAGTCCATACCTGTTGGAACCCAAGGACTATTGTCAGTATTAATATCAGCCGAGCCAATAATTATGCCGACATTAATCTTCGGATTACCTTCAGCTTGAACTGCATCCGCTAGAGTCTTCAGTTTTTTGTGAATGGCTACAAATTGAGCTGCAGTTCCACCCAACGTGGCTTGAAATATGTTCGATTTCAGATTAGCTTCATGGTAAGCACAAAGATATTGGCCTGCTGGAATTTTCCTGAGGTAAGTCTTGATCGCCGCATCATAAGTTCCATTGATGAAGCCATTAATATCAGTAGGCCGTATGCTTACCACATAATGCTGAGCGCCTGTAGGCTGAGGGCCGGATGGCCACGAACTAGGAATGCCATTAGGGCCATCACTGCCTTGATTGTAAATTCGAGTCACAGTGACATTTGGAATAACACTGCGGTAATCACTAAAAGTATTACCGCCGTAGTTGTTAACCCCAAGCAGCATTGCATTAGCTGCGGGTTTTCCGTTTCCGCTAAGACTCATCTTCTTAGTCTGAACGCTTCCCGTACCAGCTGCAACTATATGCTGTGTGCCGAATATGAACGGCTTTTTGATAGAGACGATACCGCTGCCTGCAACCTGCACCGAAACAGTTCCAGCAAGAGAAGGCTTTTTGATGAAGACATTACCATGCGGTATGAATTGGCCGAACGGATCAAGACCTACTGTATACCATGTACCTTGATACATGACCTTAACTGTTGCCGAAACCCAAGCGCCATTCCATCGAGCTTTTACTCTTACTGGAGTCCACATACCGTTAATGCGAGCAGAAACTGGAGTTCGGCGAAGGCCTTGCAGCGAAGGCTTCTTGGCAAATACTCCGCCAGATCCTGGCACTCTTGATGTGCCAAACAAAGTCGCTTTCTTGGCCTTAACGCCACCGCTGCCTGTTAGAGGAACTCCTCCAAACAACATTGCTTTCTTGGCAAAGACTCCGCCACTACCCTTCAACACTACAGTGCCATGCAGATTGGCTTTCTTTACGAAGACTCCACCGTGGCCTTTATTCTTCTGAACACCAGCAAGCTTAGCTTTCTTGGCCTGCACACCGCCAGATCCGGAGACCGTAGATGTCTGATGGCCCTGAAGCTTTGCCTTTTTAACAAATACTCCGCCAGATCCTGGTAGCTTTACAGTGCCAGAACCGGACAATGATGCTTTCTTACCTCTGACTCCACCGGATCCTGTAATATCAGGCATTCACGCCTCCTTTCTGGCAATAAGCCGGAACAGAAGCGCTAGTCGAGCATCTTTACCGTAAAGGAAGAGACCGCGACGTCCTGGCCGGCAACAATTGAAGTAGTTGCAAGAATAAGGTCTGCAGTATCGCCCACAGCACCAACGCTACCATCAAACACGGCGACACCCGTCGACTTAGTAACCCGGAACCAGGTGGCAGTCCCCGTCGCATCGGCCGAAGTGTCATCAGTGATCGTGTTCGCTGTTGCTGTGGCAACACGAGATCCCGCAGCACCAAGCACAGTAGAAGCGCCGAACGCAGTGGCTGAAAGAGCCAGATGTGCCAGCTTCGTCTGCGTCGTGATTGCAGTTTCAGCATCTGTGGGCTGAGTGCCATTGTAGATGTCGAGGAAGCCGCCGTTGGCCAGGGCACAACCCGCATCAACAGCTGCTCTGGTGAATATGTTTGCGAACCAGGGGTTATTGCCTGGACCAGACATGAGTTTCCTTTCCTATGCCGCGAATGGATCGCTAGGCGGTCTTAGTTCTTCAGCCAGAATATTGATTTGTGATTCCAGATCACTAAGCTGGCCCTTAATCGCCGCAAGAGCGAAGCTGTTAGCCGGAGGATCAAATGTTAGCCTGACATACATGGTCAAATATGACTTGACTAGACCGAGCATGTCAACATTCGTTGTGTAATCCGACCAGACAGCAGTGTTGTCTGAGATAGAAAAACCATCTACAGGTCCTGCATCCAGCTGATAAAGCGTACCGAAAGCTGAATTCAGAAACATCGTGATGTCTAGATCAAAGCTTTGGTCATCAGCTTGAATGCCCAAAACCGCCTTGATGTCATCAAGAATGCTATCGGGCATTTAAGCTCCTGGAATACTGGGTACGTTGATTTGTTCTCCTAGCACTTTAAGTTGGAATTCAAGTTCTCGTTTTCGTTCTTGAAGACTTGCAATGTTAAAACCCATTTGTGGAGGATCAAAAGCAAGCTTAGCTGACAAATATACATAAGTTTGAATCATTCCTAGCCCCGATGCATGCGGCCAGAAATCAGACCAAAGTTGTGATCTGTTTATAATTTGAATTGAATTTCCAGCTATGCCCATTCTTCGCAAATCAACCAAACTCGTGTTTACGAATAGCAGAATGTCAAGATCAAAAGCCTCGACCTCTGGATCCATTCCAATAACTTTCTTGACGGAATCAAGAATGCTTCGTGGATTTGGGTTGCCTGGCAACAATCTAGGTGTAGTAGTTAGGACTGTAGCGATAATGTTAGAACTGTTGCCCGCAATGACCGAACCTGCTATCGGCAATCCTCGGACAGCAACTAGCGCATGCGCTGCGACTCCTGTTATGATAGCTTCATAGAACGTTATTCCATGGCCGCCTGCTACAACTATCGAGGCAGCAACACCGGGTACGCGTTGTCCAGCACCGCTATGTTCTATACCTGTTCCGGGATTGAAAATCGCCTGAGCAGCTACGCCTGGAATCGACAATCCGACGTGTCCTCTGCCTATACCGCCTTCAACATCCACAATAGCATTAACATTCACGCCTGGAACATGTATGCCAGTCCCAGCCTTAACTGTACCTGACTGTCCTGTTGCGGTAATGTGAGCAGCAAGACCTGTAATTCGATCACCGATCTTAGTCGTTCCTATGCCTCCGGCATCCGTTGCTGTAGCGCCAACTCCAGTGACATGAACGCCCGTGTTCTTGGTTACGCTGCCTATACCGCCTGCATCTGTTGCTGTAGCGCCTACTCCAGTGACAGTTATTGAAGTACCTTGCGTAATCTCTGGATCGACGTAAAGAATTGACGCGTTAGTTTGTGTGACAGGCAGCGTCATTGAAACGCCTGCATGCCAGCACATTTGCCCATGAACCGCTGAAGCATTGTTAGGGCAAGTCAAAGGACCGTTAGTTAGCCCTGATGCACCGGCGCCACTAGAAAAGTAAGATTGAGTTCTTCCATACCAATTACTATTATTAGAAGTAACAACAGTAGCTATGTAGTTAGTTCCTGAAGTTAGACTCTGCGACGATGGAAGTGTCCATTTAACCCAGCCAGAACCTGCTGCTCCACTCCATCCAGCGGTATTATCTGAATAGATAAAAGTAGAAGTGTCTGCGTTATATAGTCCCACTGCATAAGGAAGTTGTGCAGCACCTGACGGCGAATAAAACCAAACTGCAGTTAGCTTACAATTACTTTGTGTTACTTTAAATTGTATTCCGAACGTATAAGGATTAGCGTCCGAAACCAAGCTGGGCGCAGAAACGCCGCTAAGAAGTGTATAGACGCCCACGTCCGGATCTCCTTAGAGTCTTAATTAGACTATGAGCACGTTACAGCGCCCAATCCATTCGTCCCATCGACGTTGTACTGCCATGTGCCGGTACTAGACGCTTGTGATGAACCGAAATCAACTACAGCTAGAACTGGATGTGATGAATCTCCAGCTCCAACTGACGTATCTACAATAGCCATCGATCGAGCTGTAATAGTGACATTACTTCCGAAAGAAATTGGTGAAGTGCAGGTCCAAATGAGTTTATTGCTAGAGACTGTCAAAGAAAGACCGCTGAGAGTAACTCTTGCATAATCACTATCGGTACATTCTGTATAAGCAGTCTTCAAATCAGACAGAAAGTGATATGCATATTGAGTACTGCCCCAAGTACTAGCATCACCAGTGAACAGCACGGCCTGAAAGGTATCGCTGTCCATGTCAATCGTCTTGTTATAAATATCCTTGAGCGAATTTGGATACAAATGAGATGTAACTGCCATTGCGATTACTCCAGAATAATTAGATTAGCTGAGGAACACTAGGCGCATCGATTTCTTCTCCAAGTACCTTAAGACGAAATTCAAGCGCCTTCATCTGATCTTCAATGGACAAAATACTAAAGCCCAGATCTGGAATATCGAATGCTAGCCGGACTGACAGGTAAACATAGGCCTGAATCATACCTGTACCGAGTTCGTGCGGCCAGAAATCAGACCAAAGCTGAGATCTATCTGTTACTTGAATAGCATTTCCAGCTACGCCCATTCTCCGAAGTTCAACCAGAGTCGTATTTATGAACAGTAGAATGTCAAGATCAAAGACCTCGATCTCTGGATCCATTCCGATTACTTTTTTGATTGAATCAAGAATGCTTAGCGGATTGGGATGTCCAGACGATAGTCTTGGCGAAGCAGTCGTGACAGTAGCGACGATGTTAGATCCGCTTCCCGTAATAACTGCACCTGTTGCTGGCATCCCTGCAGCAATAATTACTGCGTGTGCAGAAACACCGGTTATAATAGCTCTGGAAAATGGTATTCCATGCCCGCCAGTTACCGATATAAAAGCGGGTACTCCTGGAATCTGTTGTCCAGCACCGCTATGTTCTATACCTGTTCCAGGATTGAAAGTTGCTTGAGCGGCTATACCAGCAATAGACAAGCCTATATGTCCTCTGCCTATACCGCTTTGGACCTCAACAATAAAGTTGACATTCACACCTGGAATATGCGCACCGGAATGAGGACGCCCGTCAGGTAGTACTGTAATAACCGCTGGTACGCCATGAACTTTAGCACCAGTATGAATTGAACCGAACTGACCTGTTGCTGTAATAGAAGCGGCATGACCTGTAACAATTTTACTGCCACTATGAACTGCGCCTGGCTGATCTGTTGTGGTGATATGAGCCGCTGTGCCTGTGACTTTAGCTATTACGCCAACGTGAACTGAACCGGGCTGACCTGCTGTTGTAATTTGAGCTGCAACGCCTGTAACTTGAGCTGGGACTGAAGTCTTTACAAATCCAATCCCTGACGTGATTGTTACATGAGCAGGTATGCCTGCAATATGTACGCCATTTCCACCATGTCCACCAGCAAAAGTTATTGTCGCGGAAACACCATGAGACTTAGCACCGGCCTTACCATGACCTTGTCCGCCAGCATGAGATCCTGGTGTTGGATTGCCATGTACCTTAGCACCAGTACCGACATGAACAGTTCCAGCAACACCCGTAAAAGTGGCGGCTGCTGTGGCTTGTGGATCCGCAAGCGCAATAAGGCCTCGCATTGGGCCCATATAGCTCTTGTTCGACGCTCCAAACCCTGTCTGGTAACAGACTTCATTGCTATTGGCATTAGTGAACATAAAACCACTATTGCCGATAGTGCCAAGTGTTGAGTTGAAACCCGTACCTGTTAGTGTTTCAGCAGCAGTCGTGGAGTCAGGGCTAGTAAAGATCTTACATTCAACAATTGCTCCATTGCCTGAAGTCTTGTAGAAGAACTTAGCTTCAAGCCTATACCACGTGTTTATGGCAAGAACAGTTGACGAAGTTTGAAGAATGGCAAAGCTAGTGTTTCGGACTGTGATTTTACCAGTCGATTCAAGGTTTACCCATCCATGAGCATTAGCGTTCATCAAGCGAACGGTTTGGCCCGCAGGAGTAGGAAGTGCAACTATGTAAATATAGCTTCTCAGGTAAATAACATCAGTTCGGCCGCCAGTCAATGTCGACGAAGTCGTCCAGCGACATTCAATGGTATTGACACCACCGCCGTTATACTTCTGGACAATTCCGCCAGACCACACACCATGAGAAACGGTATTTGAATATTGAATTGCCGAGGGAGACGTGCCTATTACGACTGAGTCCCAAGCTCTTCCTGAACTACCACCACTGTTGGCGGCGCTAACAGTGTTACCGCTAACTCCTCCAGAACAGTTATTCTCTACGAAGAAACCTAGAGTATGGCCTATCCCGGGAGCTACTGGTATAGAGGCCGGGATGCCCGTAATTGCTACAGCAGACACTGAGGCCTCTTCTCTAGAGTTAGCTCATGGTGAGATAACCGAGACCGTTAGTCCCGTCTACGTCATACTCCCATGGCCCGGAAGTCGAGATATAGTTCTGGCCAAAGTCGACAATGCAGAGTGCTGGATGCGAAGAGTCTCCACCGCCGACCGAAGTATCAATGATCGCCAGCGATCTAGCCGTGATCGTGACGCTGCTGCCCCAGGAAATCGGGGACGTACAAGTCCAAATGAGCTTGTTGCCTGAGACAGTAAGTGTCATGCCCGAAAGTGTGACACGAGCATAGTCCGTATCCGTACATTCAGTGTAAGCGGTCTTCAGATCAGAAGCATAATGATAAGCTTCCTGCGTACCAGTCCAAGCCGAAGCATCGCCAGTGAACAGCAGAGCCACAAACGTGTCGCTATCCATGTCGATAGTCTTGTTGAAGATGTCCTTGATACTATTCGGGTAAAAATGTGACGTGACAGCCACGATGACTCCTTATGTGCGCTATCGATTTTGAAAGATAGACCTGAGCCTAGGGGAAGAAAGGCTCAGGGGCTTGCGACGAAATTGAACTGGTATTCAGCAGACACATCGCCAGGCTGATCGTCGCGATGAACGACACAGCCACGACCGCCAGGAATCTCTGGTTCACTGACATCGCCGACAACAAGCTTGAAATGCGAATTAGGAACTGCGGCATACCACGCGATGTGTCCTGGCACTTCCTTGCCGGGAGGTGCGTCAGTGCTGAAGCGAATTGACTTGGCACCGTTCGGCCATGAAAAGGCGAAGCGCTCGCCAGGCTGCAGTGAATGCATGTCTTGATCCTCCAGAAATATTCCGGTTGAGGGAGCGGGCGTCGTTCCTGCGCCAACCATGTTTAGAAACTGGTCAAGCGTGCCCTTATAGATCGACGCGTCGCAGTTGCCGGAAACTCCAGGAACGCTGCGGTTGTCGGTGAACTGCCAAAGATCTTCCCCAGGAATTCGGGGATCGCTCGTGCCATAAGCAGCGATCCAGCGATTCAATCCTGAAGGAGTAGAACCCAAATGTGCTTGCCAGAATGCTGCTCCAGAATAAGCGCCTTCTGCTGCTGGTGGATTGTGCAGCACTGAATGAGCAGCGTTCAGGAAAGCCACCATTCGCGGTCCCTGATCGCCACCACCTTCTTCAATGTCGCCCCAGATCGAATCGCCGAGCTTGAAACCTTGTGTTGTCTTGACCACATGTCCAAAAAACATTCCTTGCGCTGCCGCATCGACATTAGCCACAACATAACCGTAATGGCCAATCTTCAAACCGGCAGCCCGGGCTTCTCTTGCACTGCGAGCATACATCAGATCGATGTGTGTAATTGAGTACGTCGCTCGCATGATGACAATGGGATGCGTGGTACCGTCTGCTTCTCGTGAGTTCTTGTATGTCACAGCATCAACAAGCGGATGGAATTCATTCGTGTCTGCTATAAGCATTCGCTGCCTCTCCTTACCAGAGCTTAGTGTCTCCTGCCTTTCGAGGGACGAACAATTGCTCTAGATTATCTCTTGATCCGTAATGGATCGCATTGTGAGTTCTAAGTGAAACAGAGATCAAAAAGTTAAGGTCGAGAATTGCAGGATCGTGCGCTCTCAGATCTTCAACGCGGATAGGGTTCATGTGATGGATGTACACATCATGTACGATGTCACGTCCCTCGATCCCCAGATCGCAACCTCGGTCTCTAGCAATGACTCTCTGCCTGACTCGTCTCCATTCATTTGACTTGTAGAACTTCTGATTGAGCCATCGCTCGAAGCCGAACGTGTCCATGCCGACAGTGCCATACTCTCGAAGGTAGTCATAGCGATCGGCGAAGTCGTCAAGCCGGCAGAGCTCTTCGTATGATTTAGTCCTCGATGATGATCTCATCTTCAGCCCTGCCTTGATAACGGCGCATAGCTTCGATAGCTTTCTCATAGAGATGCTCGATGTGCTCTGCCGAGACCATGTTATCGATCTTGGCTTGCATCTCTTCGATTTGCTTCTCGAGTCGTTTCTTTTCTATCTCATCGCGAGTCGAACCCGCTTTAAGAAACTGCGTGATAACCTGAGATGAGGCTTTGCCTGAACGAAGTTGTTCTTCAGCAACGTCATACGCAAGGGTGATTAGCTGATCTTCACGGCCCTTTCTAGTGGTTGCTGGTGGACGCTCAGGCCTATTCCCATCACGGGGAGAACCCAAGTGTTCACCTCCACTTCTAGGGACTATAGGACATTAAAAAAAGACTTTCCTATTAGTTGCCGGGACTTTTACGCGACTTCACCAAAGCTTCCGGAGAGGCATCCCATGGGAAGTTAGTTTAGACGCGGCGGCGCTGATCAGCTCGGGGCAGACCGTCACGGCTACTCAGCCCCGGCAACCTATAGGAAAGTCTTTTTCGTGATTATGTATTTAGCTGTCAAGCCTGCTGAGTTATCCTGCCGTTTACAGTGTGCTACTGGTCCAGTCACCAGGCGTCCATCACCGCTAGGGACTCATAGGAACCCTCAGTCAGGCTTGATAGCTAAAAATCCATGTCGAAGGAACCGTACTGAAGTGTATGAGACAACAGTACGGCCCTCCGAACATGGCCGAAGACGGTTAATAGACTCAGCGATTAGATTTGATTAGCTGAGCCGCCCACAAACCTGCGCTATTTGAGCCTTTCAACGCGTCTTCAAGATCATCAACCCTCCGCGAATTTTTCCGCCGGGGCTTTTTTAGGC